GACATTATGGACAAGCGGCGTAGTAAACAAGGCCTCAACCCTGCCATACCACCGAGACGGATTCAATTACGCCACATGGAGCGCAATGCCGGTAGTTCGACGCGACATGAGAGGCGGATACCTTAACTTCCCGGAGTACGACCTGACCTGCGCTTGCCGCGACGGCTGGGTGCTGTTCTTCCCGGGATACAAGTACCTTCACGGAGTAACACCAATGCACGCAACAGCGAAGGACGCATACCGCTACTCAATCGTGTACTACGCGCTAAAGGGCATGAAAGATTGCTTTACTTACGCAGTAGAGACAGCAAAGGGCGCAGAAAAGCGCACGCAGCGAGAAGAGAAGATGGCAAACGACCTGAAAAACCCGGCAAAGGAATAAGATAGGGGGAGGGCATTGGACACGATTTACCTTATTGGAGAGCCGGGAAGCGGCAAAACAACTCTGACAAAAGAGCTTCAAAAGGACTGGGCGAAGGTAAACATGTATGACAAACCGTTCAAGTACCAAGAGTACGAGTCACCCAATCTAGGGAAGGTTCTCTCTCTCGGCTGGGACAGATTGCATTTCAGCGGAACAGATACCCTCGGTAACACCGTAATTACACACATGCCGGAGTTCTACAAGTACGCAGAGCAAGAGGGCGCAACCATTTACGGAGAAGGCGACAGACTAGCGAGCCGGACATTCTTCGACCTAGCAAAGCGCCATGGCAAACTGCACCTGTTCTACCTAGACATAGATGTAGATGTGGCAGCTTCAAGAAGAGAAGCAAGAAGCGCCGAAACAGGGAAGACGCAAAACCCATCATGGGCAAGAGGCAGAGCAACGAAGCACCGGAACCTAGCAGCGCTGTACGAAGCAATAGAGTTACCCGCAGAATTGCCGCCTAGCGAGATTACTCAAATTATGGGAGACTATTTATCCTACGGAAAAGGAAACGCATGAGCAGGAAAAAAACGCCTCCTCCAGCGGTACTCGACAAAGAATTACAGATTATCGAGTTACGCAGAGCAGGAGTAACTTGGGAGAAGATTGCACGCGAAGTCGGGTTCAAGAATGCAAGCGGGGCATACAAGATGTACCAGCGCGCAGCGGAGCGAATGATTCGACCTAGTTTGGACGAATACCGGGATACGGTGTTAGATAGATTTGAGCGCATGCACATGGCGGTGTGGCCGCGCGCAAAGGAAGGCGACCTACGGGCGATTGACACAGCGTTACGGATAGCAGAGAAGGAAATCAAACTACTGGGGCTAGACGCTCCAACTAAGATTACAGCGGAGGTAACAGTCTATGAGGGTCAGCAACTCATTGAACACACAGCCCGAATTATTGACCTCATTAGACAATCTCGCGGCGCGACGGGCAACATGGGAAGCGTACCTAGCGAGAGAAGAGCAATTACCGACTAACGAAGATTGGTCAATTTGGTTGTACCTAGCCGGACGCGGAGCAGGAAAGACACGCACCGCAGCGGAGTGGATTGTGTGGCAAGCGCTCACGCATAACTGGACACGCTGGGCAGTAATCGCACCGACATTCGGCGACGTCCGAGACACCTGCGCAGAGGGAGAGTCGGGCATTATCCCTATCCTCCACCAATACGGCGCATTGGATTACTACAACCGCTCAACCGGAGACATCAAACTCACCAACGGGAGCAGGATTAAACTCTTCTCAGCGGCAGAGCCTGACCGTCTGCGTGGTCCGCAGCACCATGGAGCGTGGTGTGACGAGTTAGCAGCATGGGATTACCCGGATACATTTGACCAGCTTCAATTCGGATTACGCCTCGGCGACCACCCGCAGACAATCATTACGACGACACCGAGACCGACACGCCTCATCAGGCAGTTAGTAGCGAGAGAAGACGGCAGCGTCAAGGTAGTAAGAGGCTCGACCTTCGATAACGCAGCGAACCTAGCACCGAGCGCACTCGTAGAATTACAGGCACGATACAACGGAACGAGACTAGGCCGGCAGGAGTTGTACGGCGAAATCCTTGACGATGTAGAAGGCGCACTCTGGACAAAGGGAGTAATCGACCGCAACAGGGTAGAGACAGCACCTCCACTAGCCCGGATAGCGGTAAGCATTGACCCGGCAGTAACAAACACGAAAGACAGCGACGAAACCGGAATACTCGTAGTAGGAAGCGACGCAGCGGGCAACGGTTATGTCTTGGCAGATTACTCATTCAAGGGCAGCCCTAACGAATGGGCGCAAAAGGCGGTACAGGTCTTCCGTGAACACAAAGCAGACTCAATCCTTGTGGAAGTAAATCAGGGAGGCGACATGGTTACAGCGGTTCTCCGTCAAGTAGACATGAGCCTACCGATTCAGGAAGTTCGAGTACACATTGGAAAGAAGCTTCGCGCGGAACCGGTAGCAGCAATGTACGAGCAAGGCCGAATAAAGCATGTAGGTAACTTTGACAAACTAGAAGAGCAGATGACGACATGGACACCGGACAGCGCAGACAGCCCGGACAGATTAGACGCGATGGTTCAAGGGTTCAGTAGTTTGATTGGAACAAGCAGCGCAGCAACATACTTCGCGGCACTCGCTAACTTCTGCACCGGTTGCGGATTACCAATGCCGAAAAGCGCAAGTCGCTGTTTCAAGTGCGGTACTGCTATCATTACGCAAGCCTGATTTACAAGGGGCATTAACTAGGGAGATACCATGGGTCTGCGCGACCGTATCGCAAAAGTAATAGCCGGAACAGACATTGAGAAGGCTCCAAACCTTCCAGCCGGCGCAGTAACAATGACGGAACAGCAAATGCGAAACGCAGTACCGGGCGCAATCGGACAAAACTATGGAACAACAACACCGCTCCCACGAAACCCATTACTAGCAGGAGTACCGTTCGGTCCGGGTATCCCAATCACACCGGGCGCAATCAATCCGGTCAATCCAGCAACAGGAAGACCGGAACCGCGCAAGTACGAGTACCAAGTTGCACAAAACATCAACATCACGGAAACACGCAACGTACCGTTCCGAACATTAAGAGCAGCGGCAGAGCAGATTGACATTCTTCGCCGATGCGTAGAAGTAATTAAGGGAAAGACCAGCGGCCTAGAGTGGGACATTGTCCTCGGTAACGACGCGTCTGAAAAGATTGCAGCCGAAAACGGAGGAGACCACGTACGCGCAATGATTAAAGCGCGCGAAGAATTAAACGACGAAATCAACCGTGTTCGCACATTCTGGGAAAACCCGGACAAAGCAAACGGACTGACATTCACAGACTGGTTAAACATTGCGCTAGAGGAAATCCTCGTAATTGACGCGCTCGCAATTTGGCCACAAAAGACAGTAGGCGGAGAGTTATACGGCTTACAGATTCTAGACGGCGCAACGATTAAGCCAATGCTAGACGACAGAGGAATGCGACCAATGCCACCGCAAGCGGCATACCAGCAAATCTTGTACGGATTTCCACGCGCAGAGTTCAGCGCAAACAATGACGACCCGAAGGCAGACGGCGAGTTCACAGCGGACGACCTTGCATACCTAGTACGCAACCGCCGAACAACAAGCGTGTACGGATTTAGCCCGGTTGAGCGAGCGCTACCACTAGCAGACATTTACCTACGCAGACAGCAATGGATTCGCGCGGAGTACACAGACGGCGTAATGCCGGAACTGATGTTCAGCACCGACGCAACATGGGGAACAAACCCGGATTTGCTACGAGCTTGGGAAAACATTCTCAATGACGATTTAGCCGGACAGACAGAGCAGCGCAAGCGCGCACGCCTACTACCAACGGGCATTACACCAATCACAAACGACGCATACGGCGAGAAGTTCAAGGACACACTCGACGAGTTCCTTATTGCTTCCATCTGCGGTCACTTCGGAGTACAACCAACAGAGATTGGTTACAATCCAAAGGGCGGATTAGGCGGAGCAGGATTTGAAGAAGGCAAGGCCGGCAGCGCAGAGGCACTCGGAGTTCAGCCGCTCGTAAACTGGTTGAACAAGATGCTCACCAACCTTTCCTACGCGTACTTAGGCATGCCACGCGAACTAGAGTTCCGCCTCATGCCAAGCAAGCGTCAAGACGACGAAGCGAGCGCACGCAAAGCACAGATTGAAGTAACAAGCGCGGGCAAGACAGTAAACGAGCGACGCAGCGACCTCGGATTACCGTTACTAGATACACCGCAAGCAGACATGCCAATCCTCGTAAGCGGAAGCGGCGTCTACCTATTCTCACCTGACGGAATGATTAACGCGGCAACAACAGCGAGCGCTCCACAGCTTCAAGACGACGGGCAGGAAGTCGAAAACGAAGTAATCCCGGAGGAAGAAGTACCAGCGCAAGCAGCGGCGGAAGAAGTAGCAGCGGAAGTCAAGGCCTTCATGAAGTGGGCAGCAAAAGGAACCCGCAAACGAGAGTTCGAGTTCAAGATGATTGACCCGATTGTCGGCGAAGCACTTAACCGCTGCGCAGTAGAAGGCGACCTCGATACGGCAAGGTCATTGGCGAAGGCCTACCTAGCATGAATTGGGGCGCACACAAAGCAGATGTGCGCATAGCGGCAAAGAATTCGGTCACAATGCGCGCAGCATTACGAGCGAGTATCAACGCGCAAGCAATCTACGAGGCGTACCAAGATACTCAACCGTTCGTAACAGATAACAACGCGCAAGACCGCGCACGCGCGCGAGCATGGGCGATGATGAATGTCAAGATAAACCCGGAGCCGGTAATAGCAGCGCTCACCAAGATTTACACAGACGGGTTCCTCCTTGGATTAGACGCAAGCGCCGAGGCAATCAACAGAGCGGAAAAGACCTCGGACAAAACAGCACTCACAAAGGCAGATGAGTACATAGATTGGGCAAACTGGAAGCCGGGCAACAGGGCAGCGGCATTGTTGTTCAGACCAACAGGAGCATTCAAGGAACTACTCGATAACGCGGGCATAGTAAGCAAGGCCATAGCAAAGGTCGGCTACGACAGAATCGGAACAGCGCTATCAGACTCAATAGCGGCCGGCTTCTCACCGGGCAGAGCAGCAAAGGTCATAGCGGCAAAGATAGGCGACCCGGCGCGAGCGCTAACCATCGCAATCACGGAGCAAAACCGCGCAATGAGCATGGC